AGTATCTAAATAGTATTGATTAATATTTGTTAATCCTGTACCACTTGAATCAGTTCCTAAATTAGGTGTACCTACATGTATTTTGAATATGTCGTCGTATACGCCTCCGGTACGTCCGTATGTAATTTCATTGTTTGCTGTTACTGTATTACTAGATATTCCCACATATGTGTTACCAACAGCCGCTACTGCTCTAGCATCTGTAAAATATAAATTACTGGAACCTTCTGATACATCGTCTGTATCCATAGTAATATTACTACCTAAATCCATTGTAATTCCATTTAGAATTATATTACTGTTTGATAGACTACTATTAGGTACTTGTAATGCATCTTTTTCAGTTATAGAAGCATAATAATTTGTTCCATCATAGAACACGTTCATAACATTCCATGCACCTGGATTTGTATCCATATCTGAACTAGAATTAGCAAATCTCCATGTTGTCCAGTTACTAGGAGTTGTTGTTGTGTCTAGTATTCTTCCTCCAGCTCCGTCTTGTGTTAGAATAAATGTTGCACTACCACCAGCTGATATATTGTTTAATGTAATACCTGTAACATTACCATTTAAAGTAAATGTATGTATAGTACCATTTGCAATATCAACAGATATTGCTCCGGTGGCACTTCCACCACTTACTATTGTTTCTTGATATTTTTTAAGTGTTAAGTCGTCTAGATTTGAATCGAATCCTATTACACCTGTTGTAGTATTGTATGTTATAGGTAAAGTATTGCTTAAAGCCGCTCTTATATCTGCTTGACTTGTAGTAATAGCATTTCCTACAACAACATTTGATGTATTTGTTGCTACTGTTACATTTACTAGGTCAGAGCTAACGGATACATTAGGTTCTGTAACAGTTACTTCTATATTTGATAAAGCCATTACAGTCTCCTTATGATGTTAGTGATACGAATGATGCGTCTGCTAATATGTTTCCTATTGCTTTATCACCTGGTTTATATCTTTCTAATATTGCCCATCTATGTGATTCTGTTACGGTAGGTGTTACACCTGTGTTAGTCCATGCGACTGAGAATACTGTAATTGGCACGTTTGTTCTTGCATCCGGCATTAGTACATTTCCTTGATATAAATCACTAGGCATAGTAATATTTACGGTACCTGCTGAATTATCTCTGTTAGAGATATTAGCCGCATCTACGTCTACATTAGCAAAGTAGCCTATAACATTACTGGTTGTAAAGTTAGGCTGACCATCATTAGTATTATACGTTAGTGTATCTACAACTATTGTTTGAGCATCTAACTCAAATGTATAATTTGTTATATCGGTATTAAAATTGTACGTGAATGTTTTTTGTTCTGATGGAAATTTTTCTATGACTTGAACTCCATCAGCTCCGCCCACGTAGTTGGAGAAGGAAAGGAGACGACCGCTCATGATATTCTCCAAAATTGTAAGTTATTGATTTCGCGTGATTTTTGCATGTATTCTCCTGTTGGATATAGGATAATCCGTGTTCGTATTATCCTCTTTGTTATATTTATCTAATTTCCATTATTTAGAACTGGATTAAGTCTTGATTCTGATAACCCACTACCGCTTATTGTACATTTTGCTACTACTTGATTAGAATAAGGCATATTAACATTTCGTCCTATTCCTAATAATGTACCATTACCGCTTTGTCCTATTCTGCAAAATGATATATATGAAGAATCTGTTAAGCCTGGTATGTCATAATATGTTGTTTGTTTATACGTTGCACTATCCGGTTTAGTGTCTATACTCATTAATGTTTGTACATTACTAGCACCATTACCAGAGAATGAATATGCGTATATGTTACCATCTACACCTAATGTAGAATCTATATAACTATTACCAGTATTCCATGATCCTGTGCCGTCTGTAAGTGTTATATTACTGTTAACTAGTGATTCTACAGCCTGGGCATTGTTAGTATAATTTAAGACATATCCACTTACATTACTTTGCCAAGTTGTTCTGAACGATTTTCCATTTAAGAATGTTAAATTAGCATCTGTTATACCGTTAAATGTAATATGGTTATCATTATCATCTGATTTTCTTTGTGTTGTATGTCCTTGGAATTTATATACATCTTGACCTGCAACTACATTACCTAATACTTCAGTTACATTGTCTACTGCTTCATTTTCATATATAGTTGTGGCTGTGTTGGCTGTAGGGTTATATACCATAGCATGTCCGGTAACATATGGTAAGAAATATATATTTTTATCTACACCTAGTTGTGCTGTACCAAAATAACCTCCTGTACCACTAGCATTTGCAAAAGCGGCTTCCCCACCTGAAGGTATAAAATCATGGCCTAGATCATTTATAAAATCAAATCTTTGACCAGGGTTGCCTGATATATAAATTCTTCCTGTATCAGGACTTACCGCGGCCGCAATTGTGGGTCCGCCTCCACCATACGTAGGTGAGTAAGGTATATATGAATGATTACCGTAACTACCACCGCCGGCACTAAAAGTATATGCCATGGCATCAGTTGCACCAGATCCTCTACCCATAGCAATCATACTAGTACTATATCCTGTGTTTATTAATACAGTATCACTTAATAGTAAATTACCTGGATCATTAAATGCATAATTCGCCGCAGACACAGTTGACGTGCCATTTACTAAATCTACTTGTGCTGTTTTATATGGACTAACTCTTCTAACTGATACATGAGCACCTGTACTTCCTACTGGTAGCACCTGTGCTATACCTGAAGGACCATCATTTGATATATCTGGCGTCGGTGTTACTTCTGCAATATTTCCAGAGGTATCATCATAGACCCATAAAGGACCAGAACTGTCATATCCTCCTTTAGATGTAATGTATACGTTACCGTTAAATGCTGGCATGGCTCTGAGATCTTCAGCCAAAGTACTAGTACTAGTACTTTGAGAAGGCAATGCTGTTTCATGACTTAGATGTATATTAGATACACCGCCTGTACTAGTATATCCTTCTAATATTTTTGTAAATGTGTCTAAATCAGGCATTGCAGGCCAAGTAGGATATCCGTCAAATTGCGAAGTATTTCCAACTTGTTTTCCTCTAAAGAATTTACTACTTCCTAATGGCATTGTTTACTCCGGTTGTGTAGGCCATGTTATGTCTTCTCTGACCGTTGCACTTGAATTGTTAGCAGGAACATCACGTAATGCTTGTCTATATATAGCCCATTCTGCTTTTTTACTGTCTGTTAAAGGCGAATCCTCACCTTGTGTCCAGTCACATGCTTTTAGTAAATTGTTTCTGCGTTCTCTCATCCATTTATCTATATCAAATGTAGTAAACGGATTTGCTATTGATTCTACTTCTAATGTTTCTAAATTTATCTTGTATTCCATACAATTAGGAACATGTCCATCAATACTTGCTAAATTAGGCGCTTGTTGTAATTGTATAGCCAATATTGAATCACTCATACTTCTACAGGATTCTATTTTTCCTGTATCTGTTTTATATATTATTCTATACATTACTTCTCGCCTTTTGTAATACGTTTCATTTCATATGCCATATTACCCACACTTCTTGGGAAACCATTTGCACTATCGTCATCCAGTGTACTATACCCTTGTATTCTCATCGTTGCTTGTACTGGTTTCATATCTGCTGGTAGACTATGAGCTGTAGGGTCTAACGATACTTTTTTTGTGTCTGTTAACTGTGGAGGAGCACCATCTATATTTTCAAATGTTATACCACCGCCACCTATAGGTACATTAGCACTATGAGTTGCATTTGCATATTGTAGTGTTACATTGTTTCGGAATGCTGTATCATAACCGCCTACTGGTAATACACCACCTAAATTACCCACTGCTGTAAAGGTGTAATCTCCTATATCTACCCCACTTATATCATACACTTCTGGTGTTATTAAATCATTATATGTTGTACCACTTACTACATTTGTATTACCTAATCCTGCATTTTCTAACTGAGCACCTGCACCAAATATTTGCATAGCAGGGTTAGTCACAACATTACCAAATATATCACCTGGAAAAGCATCTAGATTTGCATATGTACCCTCATATACTTGTGGTATGTATATAGGTGGTATAATAGGTATTTTAGGTAAATCTATAAATCCTATATCTGGTGTTTCAGTACTTGCTGGTAATGTATAGTAATCATCTGAATATTCTATAGCACTCATTTGTACTGTGATCATTCCTGTTTCGTCTTGTTTTTCTACCGTTCTTAACACTCTAAATAATTTGTCTGTCCAATTATATAGGCTGTTTGTTATTTTTATTACGTCACCTACATCTGTTTGCATACCGCTGAAGTCTGTATCGAATTGTACTACGGTACCTACTCTACTTTGATTAAGATCTATATTAGCCAATGCTTCTGCTCTCATATTATCGTTAATCATATCCAATCTATATTTTAATTCGTTATCGGGTTCGTTTGCATTTCTATCTATAGCAGGTGTAGTTACTTTAACCGTGTTTGTTTGATCTTTTCTAGTATTGTCTGCAAATTCTATCTCTACTGCATTATATAGATTATATAATTCTGTACTAGTTATGTCTATTTTACTTACTATAGAGTCATCATTGTATACTAGACAGTTGGCTTTTTCTGCTGTACTGAGTGCTCTGTTCGGTATTGCGGCAAATTGACCTTTCTTTACGTTATATGTAAAGAATGTTGAACTTGCTTGACATATTCTGTCTATATTGTCTTTTACAGGCTGGAATGTACTTATTACACCATTGATTTCATATCTGTCATGCGTTACGTTAGCATTTGCTTGGTTTGTATAATTTACTTGTTCTGCACAATATCCTTTCATTTGTGTATTTGCTGTACCGGTAATGCTGTTTACATCTAAGTCTGATGCAGATATTCCTGCGCCATATCTAGTACTCGTAGCATAATCATATAGTACATCACCTGGATTGCTTAGACTATTTTTCATTTTGAATGTAAATGGCGATAATCCTGCTAATCCGTTTTCTGCATCGTAATCCATTTGCACTACTGCAAATACCATGTTATTTGCTGTATGATTTACACCCCAATGAGGTACTATACTTGTTGCGGCTACACCACCTGATGTAGGAAATATACAATTACTCGCCGCACTACCACCTTGATAGATGTTTACTCTTATTTTACCGTTATAGTTAGTGGAGGTACTTTGATTAGGATTTCTATGACTTGTCACGGTATTACCAGAGAATATTAATTCATCATCTGCCATAAATATTTGACTGCAACTAAATGTACCTGTTTGTGTTTCTTCACTCAGTGCTATACAGTATGTCATCGTCTGGTTTTGATTGCTTATTGCGGCGTCGAATATGGGTCCACTAGTAAATGCATTACCATATAATACGGGTAATTTATTATCTGTACTAGGAGGTAATTGTATTGTTACGCCGGGGTCGTCTGGCATATCAGGCATATCAAATACACCTAGAGCTCTTGCTGTTGCAACTGCTAATCCACCTGCAACTATGTATCCTGTTGCTGTTGCTATTGCTGTACCTACTAGAGTACTTCCTAGAAATCCTCCGCCTGCAAATAATAACGCATTTGTTACTGCTCCTGCTATTGCTGTAAATACTGCCATATCTTAACCTCTATATACCCAATTGTAATCTATACTTTCCCAACCTCTTTCTTGTAATTTAAGATCTGGTGTTGTTGCTAGTGTTGTTAGAGTAAATGTTGATATATGTCCTTTATCTTTTGCTTCTATACCTATTGCTACATATCTGTTAAGCAATCTTGCACCTGCACTTGTTCCTCTGTATTGCTCTTCTACCCACCATGCGACTTCTGTCATACGTTTTACATGTGGTAGCCATAAATCGCCTTGTATCGTTGCTAAGAGCATGCCTACTATCCTAGAATTATCCTCACATACTAGAGCTATACCTGTTTTAAGAATATGATCTATAACGTTGTTTACATGAACAAAGTCATATCGAGGATTGCGTAAATCTTCTACAGGATTAAAGTTAGCAAAGTCTATCATTAACCTTTTTATGTCATCATAGTCTTTTATTTGTGCGTTTCTTACTTTCATTATCTTTGTTGCTCGTCTCTTACACGACGGTTTCTACCACCGCCACCACGGCCGCCTCCGCCGCCACCGCCACCGCCGTATCCTCCGCCGCCTGCTTGATATTCTTTACCAAAGTCAAAGGATATGTTGTATAATAGTGGTACTCTGTCAAATACTGCGTCGTTAGGATATAATCTATCTCTATCTGAAGGGTTTGTACGTTGTCCGGATATTTTATTTTCTAGAATACTTGTTATACTAGCACATGTAACTGTTACTGTATTTTGTAGCACTGATCCTGGTGTAAAATCTTCTTGTATTATAAAATTAGTTATTATTCCGCTAAATCTTGTATATACTTGGGCTGTATCTAGTTCGTGCGTTGTAATATTATAGAATCCTCTGCGTAAAATTACTTTACCGCCTTTAATTTTTGTTGTTAGTATAGCACTTAAATAATTCTGTTCTGAAGGTATCCCACTTAATGTTAGACTTATATCACCTTTTGTTGTTTTTATATCCTCTGTGAAGTCATTAACATTTAAGAAAGATCCTAATTCTGTATAAGTATTTCCATCGTATGTTACAGGCTTGTATGCACTACTTAGATAATATATTGTACCATCTAGATGTAAATCGATAAGAAGACAACTGCTTATGTGATCCTGTTGTACTGGCGTTATAGTAGTAGCCATTAAGTGATTACCTCAATTACTGTAAAGTCATCTGTAAATACTACTCTATCGTGTGGTACTATTGTATATTGTGGTAGATTAAGTATTTTTACATGCCATCTTACATCATTACCTAATTTTACGCCACCGCTAGTCAATGCTACGCCTGATTGACTTAATACAGGTCTATGTACTGGTATTGTTATATTTCCGGCGCTACTCCATGCAACATCGCTAGTTACTTGATATGGATATCTATAAGTATCTGTATTACCTTTAGGTTGTATATAGTCACCTTTTTTAACTAAATGCGTATATCCAGTAACATTACCACTTACAGGTTCCGTATTTACATATAATTCGTTACCTGTTGAACCTATAGTAACAACTTCTGCTTGTTGTGATGCGGATAGTGATCCTTGATATGCTGTTAAATAGTTCATACCACTATTATTGTTAAGACTTATATTTGCTTCACTAGTTGTTCCAGTTGTGTATATATCTTGTATTACACCTCTATTAGTACTATATGTTAGTCCTTCATGCATACCTATTTTGAATGAATATACATTTACGTTTCTGTCTGCTGTTTTATAATGTCCACTTCTACTTAGAGTAGATCCCGCTTGTTCGCGAATATCCATATCTATATATGTAGCATTATCTATAATTGTTTGTAGACTCATTCTATCTCCTATCCTGGTGTTCTTCTGGCACCTGCACGGGTGACATTATATATAAATTCGGGATTTCTCGCAATTTGAGCTTGGAAGCTCGCAGGGTCCGTAGCCTCTATTCTGTAATATACATTTGTTACACCACCGCCTAGCATTTCTGCTGTATTTCTAGTACTTATGACTGATCCTGGTCCTTTTATAATTTCGGGACCATTTTCTCCCGCGATGCCTATCTTACCTGCTGGTATTGTACCGCCCTGATTAAAGAATCCTGCAAATAATCCGCCAAATAGTCCGCCCATGGGACTGAATAATGCTAAGAATAATTTATTAGCCATTAATTTAATAATTTCTACCATTAATGTTTTAAAGAGATCTTTGAATGATAATTTACCTGTTTCTGCGAATTTAACAAATGCATCTTCCCAGCCTTGTGTCATAGTGTCAAATACTGTTCTACCAAAGTTAGCGGCATTGTTTACCGTGTCTTCAAATTCTATAAACGCCTCTTTAATTCCTGCACCAAATGTTCTAGACTTTGCTATCATCTCATCGTACATTTCTAATACGGTGCCTTTATGCTTTTCGTATGTTCTTGTGGCTACATCTATTGCTTCTTGCTCATTAGAGAATTTCTTTAATATTCTATCTTCTTCGTCTTGTGTTAAATCTTTTATATCTTTGTTTTGTTT